AAGCACGTCACGCAGAGATCAAGGATCTCGACAGCAAGATTGAAACAGCAGAAGCTCTAGAGGCTCGCACTGCTGAACTAAAGGAAGTTCGCGCTGCTGCGAATGTTCCAACCTTCGGCTCTGCCGTTGTTACCCGTGAGGCCATGACTTACGACAAGGGTTCAGACAACTCTTTCGTTCGTGACATGATCAACTCACAGCTTCGTGGTGACCGCGATGCGTTTGACCGTCTGAATCGTCATCAGTCCGAAATGGCTGTTGAACTTCGTGACATCAACCGCACCGACACAAGCGGTGGCGACTTTGTTCCACCTCTCTACCTCATCAACGAATACGCAGAGTTCGCTCGTGCGGCTCGTGTTACCGCTAACCTGACCACCAACATGGCGCTTCCTGCTGGCACTGATAGCATCAACATTCCTGCTATCACCACAGGTACTCGCACCGGTTTCCAGGCTGCTGACAACTCAAGCACCTACGCACCAACGTCACCTCGTGACCTTGTAACCTCAACCGTTACTGGCCGCGTTGAAACAATCTCGGGCTTCGAGAACGTATCAATCCAGCTCGTTGAGCAGTCACCTATTGCTGGTGGCCTTGACAAGCTAATCTTCGGCGACTTGATGGCTGACTACGCATTGCAGTTGAACACTGCTGTTTCAGGCAATGGCGCTGGAACTGCTGGCTCACTGAAGGGCTTCGTCACACTTGGTACGGATAGCACGAACGGAATCCCTACAACCTGGACGGAGACGACCCCGTCAGCAACTGGCGGTCTGACTGCCATCACTAAGGCAATCAGCAACGTCGTAACTAACCGTTACAAGGATGTTGAAGCCATCGTTATGGCTCCTTCAACTTGGTACTGGCTATCCAGTGCAGTTGATGGCAACAGCCGTCCGCTTATCGTTCCAACTGGCAACGGCCCATTCAACGCCGGTGGTGTAACAACCGCTCCTGGCGCTGCTGCTGGTCTTGTTGGTTCAATCTACGGTGTTCCTGTCTACGTTGACGCAACACTGAAGAACACTGTTAGCACGAACCAGTCACCAATCTTGGTTGGCAAGTTCAGCGATTCATACCTGTTCGAATCAGGCGTGAAGACTCGCGTTCTTCCAGACGTCTTGTCTGCGAACCTCACCGTTCGTTTCCAGGTCTACGGTTACGCTGCACTGATTCACCGCTTCGCAAAGGCCGTTTCTGGCATCAGCGGAACTGGCGCTGTCACACCTTCAGGTTACTAATCTGAACCCGTCACGTGGCGGCTCTAGGCTTAGGTCTAGGGTCGCCACTTGGCACCCTTACTACATCAGGGGATGGACAATGGGCAAGATGAAAACTTTACTTCTTGAGGCTGCAATCGCCATCGAGAAGGTGCTTGAAGCTGACGGCACGATTGAGCAAGTGTTGGAAACTGTCGACCAGATTTCGGACATTCGGGTGACGACTACGGATCGTGAAACTCGATGAGGTCGCGTGAAACTGTCTGCATCGCTATTCCGCACGATGGCTCGATTGATACACAATTAACTATCGACCTTGTGGGTTTGATGCGTGAACGTCGCCCAAGGATTGACTCTTTACAAACTGTGCAGGGTCTTGGACTTCTGGCTCGAACTCGCAACCTGATTGTGAAGAACTTTCTGGATGATTCTCACGCTGACTGGTTGTTGATGATTGACTCCGACCAGTCGCTTCCGCTGTTGGCTTTTGACCTTTTGGTTGACGCTGCTCACAAGGATGACCGTCCGATTGTTGCCGGTCTAGTGTTCGCAGCGTTCTTCGAGAATGAGGCGCTTCGACCTGTCCCTGCGATCTATCAGTTGTCAGCTGACGGGGCAATGATTCCTGTTGACAATTATCCAAAGAATCAAATCTTTCAGATTGACGGCGCTGGAACTGGTTGCCTTCTGGTTCACCGTTCTGTCCTCGAGGCAATGCGTGAAAAGGCGAATCCAAACCAAGGCTCTGATTGGTGCTGGTTCTTTGATGGCGCTATTGACGGCCGTTGGTTCAGCGAGGACTTGCTGTTCTGCCGTAAGGCGACGGCTCTAGGTTTCCCCATCTTTGCTCAGACTGGAGCAATTCTTGGACATCACAAGCAGTTCTGGCTCGATGAGCGCCAGCACGAATTGTGGAAGTCACAACACAACTAATCTCTCGGTGACAGTGAATCCCCTGCACTGTCACCGAGTTCTCTTCTAAGGAGTAGGCATGGCCTCAAGTTTCCCTGGCGGTTTGGATAATTTCACCAACCCGACCGCATCGGATGCCCTTGACTCGGCCACAGTGCCTCATGCTGACCAACACGCCAACGCTAACGACGCTATTGAGGCGATTGAGTCCACACTAGGGGTCAACCCTCAAGGTGGCTCAGCGACCGTTGTGGCTCGTCTGGATGCTGTTGACTCAACTGTTTCTGGCAAGGCTGGGCTGTCACTTGCCAACATTTTCACCACTGGCGCTCAGAAGATTAAGACCGGAGCTGACAATCTTGTCGGTCTAATCCTTCAGCGCAACTCTGCCACGCAGACAGCAAACATCTTGAGTGTCACTAAGTCTGATGCTGACGGCGGTACTGAACTTGCTCGCATCCGCCCGAATGGTCAGTTGAGCGTTGGCTTGTCATCGTCAACCGCTTCGACAAACTCCTTGCTTGGCTTGGATCACTCTTATGGTGGCGACGTACGTTCGATTGCCATCAAGCAGGTTACAAGTCCAACACAGGATGCCATTCAGGTTCAGCCGAATGCAAGCACCACGCCAATCTTCAAGGTCGATTCTGCTGGCGCTGTCACTGCTTCAAACGTCACCGATTCTGCCCTGACCACCGCCGGCATTGTGACAAACACTTCGGCAGGTTTGCTGGGAACTGTTGCCACTGTGCCTGTCACCAATGGTGGCACTGGCGTGACAACTTCGACTGGCTCGGGTAACAATGTGCTGTCGGCCTCGCCAACTTTGACTGGAACTCCTACCACTACAACTGCTGCGGTAGATACGAACACGACACAGATTGCTTCGACGGCTTTTGTTGTTGGTCAAGGTTATGCAAAGTTAGCCTCGCCAGCCTTAACTGGAACTCCTACCACTACGACTGCAACCGTAGATACGAACACGACACAGATTGCTTCGACGGCTTTCGTTTTGGCTCAGGCTGGAAGTACAACACCTGTAGTTGATGGAACTGCAGCGGTTGGAACTTCGACTAGGTGGTCTCGTCAGGATCACGTTCACCCAACGGATACTTCTCGCGCACCTTCATCAGGCATTGCAGCATCAGCTATTTCTGGCACTGCTGTAACTCAAGCAGACACTGGCACTGTCACTTCAACAATGATTCTTGATGGCACAATTTTGAATGCTGACATCAATGCGTCAGCTGCGATTGCACAATCGAAACTTGAAGTTGCTGCTGCGACTCAATGGGTTAGTGGAACAACCTATGCTGTTGGTGATTTGGTTTTCAATTTTGGCATCATGTACAAGCGCAAAGTTGCTGGCGCTGGTAGTACTGTTCCAGCAAGCGACACAACAAACTGGGCAGTTCAAAGCGCACCAGTTGGAACAACATCAACTGCTGGCCCTGTTCAACTCAACGATTCAACTTCAAGCATTTCAACAACAACTGCTGCAACACCTAACGCCGTGAAAACTGCTTGGACTCTGGCAAGTAATGCATACAACACGGCTACTAGTGCCTTACCAACTGCCGGTGGCATTATGACTGGTGCTATCGACATGGGTACTAATAGCATTACGAATGCTGGCAGCATTACTGCTACAGGTGCAACACTAACCAGTGGTTTTAGTACCGCCGGTGTTGTCCACAATAATACTTCTGGAGTTCTTGGTTCGTCACTAATTGTTGATGCTGATGTTGCAGCAGGTGCAGCCATCGACGTATCGAAATTGTCTGGCGTTGCCGTTGCACCTTTGTATTACCAGTTACAAACAACAACAAGTGCAGTGTCACCTGGCACAGCAATCTTTTCACCTTTCGGTCTTGGAACAGGTAGCACAAGCGGTGTCACTCTGGCTGCCAGCACAACTTATGCTGTTGATTGGCAAGTGATGATGGTTGGCACGAGTGTTTCAACTAGCCACATACTTCAGATGGTATTTTCGCCAGCAAGCACTGCAACTGTCACTGTTCTTGCAGGTGTAGTGAACTCTGGTTACAACACTGCAGGTCTGACTGCACCAACAGCGTTGACAGCTACTTATGGTTACGCATTCAAACAGACAACAAACAGTTTTGCTGTTGATATTGCAAGAGTTGCTACCTCTGCTATTTATCGAACAATTTCATTCAAAGGTTATATCAGCATTGGTACTGGTGGAAAAATTATTCCAGCACTTCAATACGCAAGTGCTGGTGAAACTAGTGTTCAAACATTTGCTGGTTCTTATTTGAGTTTGACACCAATGGCTTCCAACTTGCCATCGAACGGAACGTGGTCTTGATGGCTTGCCGTTCTGGTTGTCCAACTCAAGACTGCGATTCGTACGCTGACTGTTGCAAGGGAATAGGCATAGACAAAACTAGTCTGAAGGTGAAGTGATGGCTGCGAGTTACAACTCAAACTTTGCTTATAATGCAAACGGCAGAATCTACAATGACCCAGGCTCAGCGCCGACCACTCCCGGTCGAGCTGTGTTTCGGACTGTATCTTCGACAACTATGTCGAACAGGGCTAGATCGTCTGCCAGCACGAAACCTCGAACTGTACCGACCGCTACTATGAAAGCGAGATAACGCATGGCATCTTACGACTTGGGCGATGTTGCTGCGCTCGGTATCACTATCACGAACAGTTCGGGTACGCCTCAGAACGCCACCAGTGTTGTCTGCACCATCACTAAGCCTGACGGCTCTACGACAACGCCTAGCGTTACTAATAGCGGTGCTGGTCTTTATGACATCGCCTACACGCCGACGCTCTCAGGTCGTCACACAGTCCGCTGGGTGGCTACTGGCACGAATGCTTCAGCGTTTACTGACGAGTTCACTGTTCGTGATCTGACAACTTTGCCGGTCGTGTCTTATGACATGGCTTTGAGCCACCTCAACATCCCTGCCGCGTCAGCTGACGAGGATGAGATTCGTCGCTTCATTGAC